TGGATCACCTACTTCGTAATTTCTTTTGATTGATAAAACTTCTCTAGAATTTTCTTCAATAGTTACAACATACGGAAGTTTGATTCCTGTTGGTTCACCATCTTCACCCATGTCTTCAAATCCTTCAAGATCTAAATGAACATGACACTCTAATAAATTAAATACATCTTCGTCTCTGCCTTTGCTTTGACCTTCTAGTTCTCGTTCTTTTCTTTGAACATCTGTTTCATTAACTGGCCCTGGTTTTAAATCTATGTCTCTGTAGAAACCAGCAACTTGTTGTTTTCTTAATTCGTTTTCAGATATTTGAACCCGATGAATGATTGACTCCGCATCATCTAATGAGGTAGCTGTATACGGCACAATCAAGTCATCTGCGGGAACAAATTTAGAGCAGGCCATTTGTGCTGCTTCGTCATAGTAGACTTTTTTAAAAGCAGATCCTGCTAGTGGTAAATGAAATAACATAGAATCAAAATCTGGTTCATAGTCTTTCATCTTATCCATGATCTGATAGTTCATGAAATCTTTTACTCTTTGTGATTGTTGTTCTTTTTCTGGAGTTGGCACTCCTAAAATTTGTGTTCTAACTGGACCATTAGCAGGTAATAATTCTTTGTAAGCTAACGCTTGGAACTGTGTAACAGCTTCTGCTAATACAGGATGCGTTGCACCTGATGCACCTTGAAACGGTTCAGTTCTGTTATCGTATTTAAATCCTAAAAGATCTAAACCTTCTCTGTAAGATTTTTCCCAATCTTTTCTAGAATTTTTGTAGTCTTGGTAATTTTGAAAAAGTGTTGAACCTAGTCTACCTAATACATCGTCAGGTAAATGTTCTGCTAAGTTGTCGTAATGATTTTGACCACCTTCAACAGAACCTATTGACGGATCGTAATTTACATCTACAGACCCATCTTCGTTTTCTGTAATCTCTACTGGTTCACCTTGTTCAGCAACTTTCTGTTGCTCTTCTTGTTGAGCAACTTCTAGTTCTTCAGGTGATGGTATTTTTATCTCTTGCTCGACGTTCGGAAGAGATTTGTCTATGTCTGCCATTTATTTTCTCCAATTTTACAGGTTTAACAGTATTGTAATTAATAAGCAAGCCCTGTGGTTGTGGTCCTCTTTTTGGTGGTATTGTCTTAGTTAATTTCATCTTCTATTGCCTTAATTGTTGCGTCGTCTACATCGTCTATATCAGCCACGGTTCCTTCTTGATCAAATACGGCTTTACCTTCATCATACTCATCAGGTGGTTTTTTACCTTTTGTAGTTTCATCTGCTTGACCTATTCTAAATTCAAATGTAGATCTGTCTTCAATCACATCGTAAGATTTATCTCCAGAAACACCTACTCCACCCTTGTCTCTAGTAATTCTAATGTCGCCAGTGCTCATGTCTTCTATTAATTCATATTCACTTCCGTCTTTACCAGTGTAGGTAGTGGCCTTTTGTCTTTCCAAAGTAGTTCTTGCAGGATCCTCTTTACCAAACGCTTTAATTTTTGCTACTAGTTTTAAAAAATTATCAAAACCAAGTTTTGCACCTTCAGCCACAACAGGCGCTGTTTTCTCTAACACCTTAACTCCTTTGCCAATACCAAAAGGTAATAGTGCTAAAATACCAGCTAGTTTACCTGTCGTTTTTAAAAATTTTCTTCTACTTGGACTCTTTAATCCTTTTTCATCTGGTCCATCAGCAAAACCTATTCTGCCACCTTCAGCTGCACCAATCATTACTTCATCGAATTTTTCTTGTGCCTCTAAATCTTCTGCTAGTCTCTCTTCATCTGTTAGAGCTTCTCTTCTTTTATACTCATCGTAAACATCTTTTAATGCACCTGCTCCGATGGTTGCTAATCCAACAGGTGTAAATGCTCTTGCAGCTTTGCCAAAAGGATTAGCTGCTATTCTTCCTATTGTGGATAATATACCTCGTCCTGTTGGTGCTAATGATCCAACAAGTTCTGGTGCTAATAAACTTGCACCAGCTGTTTTAATATTACCTTGTCTTAATTCATCAGCTGCAAATCCAGCTGCTATACTTGGCTGTCCTAAAACTTTTAATGCTTGTAAAACTTTTTGACCGGCAGCTTTTGCAAGTTTTTCTCCACCAAGAAAACCTTTCTCATTGCCTCCAGGTAAATCTTTTAGTTGACCATCTGGTTGCATGCCTGGCTTAAATTTTTTAGCTGACTCTATCTGTAAGGGAAGATTTAATTTAATTAAATCTAAATCTGCTTTAGTTATTTCTTTTAAAGGTTTGTCTTCTACTAAACCTGCCCCTAAAACTTTTTTATAATCGATTCCATAAATAGAAGGTTTTAAAGTTTTTTCGTCTACTAAAACTCCTTGAAGGGCTCCATCTGTTCTATCAGATAATTCTGATATTTTTATGTTTAATTTTTCTATTTTCTTTTGAATGTCTTTTGGAACTTCTCCTGGTTTCAATCCTTTAATTAATTTTTTTTGATCTTGATAAAGTTTTCCTAATTTTTGTTCCGTAGGTTTAACTAATTTTTGATTAACAATTTTTTTATCTATACCTAATGAAGTACTTAAATAATCCGAACCTAAACCAGCGTTAGCTATTAAAGAAGCCCTGTGTGCAACATCAACGTCTTTTGCTAAAGCTTTTGGATTCACACTTTTTATGACCTTTTGAATTTGTCTTTCAATAGATGGATCAGATGTTTTTTTAAGTGCCTCTGCTCTTTTTTTCTCTCTAATCCTTTGTCTATCTCTTTCAGATCCTGGATCATAAACTTTTTTAGGAAATTCAAATCCTTTTTGTTTTGCTAATCTAGAGTTAATTCTTTCAAGAGAAAATTTATTCAAACCAAAATCTTTCATAAGTTTTTTATTAATCTCTTTAATCTCTGGAGAATTTATAGGGTAGTCATACTTTTTTTCTAAGATTTCTAAATATTTTTTTTCTTGAGCTTTATCTTTAAATTTAACTCCAGGTGTACCATCAAAATTTGTTGCTGTTGGTTTGTTTACTTTTTTTTCTTTAAACATTTTAGCTGAAGCCGCAGTTCCAGCTCCTTTAAACTCTCCAACTTTCTGTCCCATAGAAAGAGTTATATTACCTTTGTTTCTATTTATTGTTTTTTCATTAAGACCTGTTTCTCTTTTCATTTCAGCAAGAGTAGGATTTCTGCCTTTTTCTTTTTTTAATTTTTTAATAGCGTTCTCAACAGTATTTTTATTTTTTTCAAAGATAGTCTCTAAACCTAGAATATTTTTAACTCTTTTAACTGTTGATCTGCTATATTTAGTTTTATCTACAATTTCACTTAAAGATAGACCTTGATCATAAAGTTTTTTTATTTCTTTTTGAACTTCAGGTTTGTATATAAAACTTCCTAAATCTTTCTCACTGCCACGAGCAAAGTTTTCTCTTCTAATAAAATCTAAAGACTCGTCCATCAAACCTGGACCAATCTTTTGTAAAGAATCTAAAAGTCTTTGCTTTCTATTTTGTTCTTGTAAATCTAGAAGTGCTTGTGGTTTTTCTTTTGGTAACTCTGTTTCAATAAAGTCACCTACCTTCATGTTCCAAGTTTCTGGTGTTCCAAACTCGGCCATGTTACATCCCCATCAAGTAGCTAAGGCCACCACCAGCTTTTTCGTCTCTAGGTTTTTTTAATTTTAAACCGCCAGTTCTTTTTTTAAATTCTTTTGTAATTTCAGCTGGAGTTGAATTTGGTGGAAGATCTTCCATAACTGTATCTAACATATCTAAGAGATCTTCGTCTCTTTCATAGAATCTATCCATAATTTTTAATGGATCTTTATTTGGATCTGCGCCTTTATCTAAATCTTTTGCAAAAACTAAATCATCAAACTCTTCTGGTGACAATTGTTTTCTAACAGCTTCATCTTCAATAAGTAATTGTCTGATCAAAGATCTTCTATTGCCTTCACTTAAAACATCAGGAACTGATTTTTTACCCATAGGACCAAACATATTCTCTACAACTTCTCCAAGTGTAGACTCAGTTGTTTTCATTTTCTCTGCTTGTTTTTTTAATTTAGCAATGTCTTGTTTTAGATTAGCTAATGGACTTCCTGGTTCTATTCCTTCTTCTAAACCAACATCCGTTTTAAGAGACATGATTCCTTCAGGAGACATTTTCTCTTTTGTTGTAATATCAAAAATTTCTGCTTCAGGTTTAAGACCAGCTGCTCTAAGATCTTCTGCTAAACCTTTACCTGTCTCTGGAAGTTTTTGTGCATCTTCTAAAAGATTACCTATATATTCTAATCTTTCTCTTTCTTCACCAGTAAGAACTTTTTTAGATTGTAAAGCTTCTCCTTCTTTTGCTAGAGCATTTAATTTGTCATCTGTCATGCTTAAAAGCTCTGGGTTAATTTTTACAGACTTCATTTGATCTGTAACACCCATCTGTTTGTTTTTAGCTTTTAAAAATTTTTCTAAGTTTTGCTCATAGTTTCTAACTTCCATCATGTTTTTGTTAGCAAACTGCATTGGAGCATATTCTCTAAGTTTCTCTTCGATTGTAGCTAAAAGTTTTGGATCTTTAAAAGCGTCGTCTGAATATAAACCTTTAGTAGGAGCATTAACATCAAACTTCGTAGGCTTAACAACATTAGTTGCTCTACCAATGTTGTCTTGAATAAATTTTTTTCCGAAGACTTGAGCTAATAATTTTAACAAATTCATTAATAATAATTCCTTTTAACTTTGTTTAGAGGTTCGTCCTTCTCATCGTCTGGATGTAAAACGAAACCACCCTGCCTAAATCTCATGATCGCTTGTGTGGTCGAGTCCACAAGGTCATCATGGTCGCCAAAAGGGAAAGCTGCGCATTCCTCGATCACCTCTTCAGCGAATTCCTGGTCAGGAGCCCATATCATACCAGATTCAAACAAAGGTGCAACCGAATTTACTCGTGTATGCTTATCGTTTCCTTTTGACGGAGTGTAGTTGACAACCGGTATACCCATCTTCCTCAACTCATCTGTTAAAGGTTGACCTGATGCTTTGGCCTCAACAATGACTGTATCAGGATCCCAATACTTATATTGTTCCATAGCAACTTGTTTTAACTCTGGAAAATCGTATCGACCCTTTTTAGAATCTAATAATATCAAACTAGCAGGGCTGTCATCTGTTTCATAAAACACGCCCCAGGTCGTGATTGCAGAGTAATCTGCGGTTTGCTTCTTACCAAATGCTGTATCGTATGATTGTATAACGTGCTTCAATGCAGGGATATATTCTTTGTCCCAAATCTGCCACCACTCACGTTTGATGATAGCTCCTTCTTCTGATGTTGGGTTTTGCATGTACTGAGCATTCCATTTCTGGATACCTGTAGATGCTTTCACTGCTTCTAATTCTTCTAACTTCCAATACTCTGGCCACAAAGGTTTACCTGTTGGCATGATAGCTGGAAACTCTATGATCTCCCACTGATCAGCTTTAGCCTCTCGCTGCGCGCCAAGTAATCTCCCTGTTAGATCCTTGGTATTCCATCTTGTCATTACCACAATAATGGTACCGCCTGGCTGGAGACGTTGTCTTGGTCCTGATGTATACCATTCGAAAGTTCTTTCCATGGCATCTTTGTTCATGGCATCTTGTTCAGTGTGCGGGTCATCGATAATTAATAAATCGGCACCACGTCCTGTAATTGCTGAGCCGACACCGGCTGCGTAATATTCACCGCCTTGCTGTGTTTCCCATTTACCTGCGGCCTGTGAATCTTCTTTGAGTCTAGCTTTAAATACACTTTGATACTCGGGACTATCTAAAAGTTGTTTTGCTTTACGACCGAATCTAACGGATAGTTCTGTGGTGTTAGTGGATTGAATTATTTTGAGCTTCGGGTTTCTACCCACCATCCAAGCGGGCAGCAGGAAGCTAGCGAACTCGGACTTCGTATGTCTTGGTGGCATATTAATAATCAATCTTTTAATCTTGCCTTCTGCTATCTGATTAAATTTTTCAGCAACAATTTTGTGATGTGATCCTTCAACAAAATCAGGCCAACAATGTTTTACAAAAGCCATAAAATCATTTTGTATCTTAGATTCTTTTTTCTTTTCTTGGAACTGTAGATACGTCTTCATGAAGTCTTTACGTACATCAGCTGGTAATTTCTTTATCTTTTCTAAATCTATTTTCATTTCAAAAAAATTTTCTGCAAAATTTTTTAGGATCAATTTTGAAACCTAGCAACTATTTTATCCAT